AGGCAATGTTGCCTTAACTGGAGTTAAAAATGGATACTTTCCATTCGACTTTATATGCAGCAGCTACGGAGGCTTTAGTCTCTGATGCTTCTGCCACAAGCACTTTTGAAAAGATGATTCAGGTTGCGTATACACACAGCACTGAAGAAACCTTTGCAAAAGACATCAAAGCAACTGAAAAACTCATTAAAAAAGAGTTTGAAGTAGGCTCTATGCCCGGCCCCTGGCGTTCTGCTAAGTCGGTTATTCAAAGTGCTATGAAACTCGGTATCGGCTTAGTTGACGATAACGGTGGTTACTGTGGCAAAACCTATCTCCAAAATAAAATTAAGGAGATGAAAACTGGAGTTAAAGAACCTATGACCAACGAAGAATATTCTAATAAGATTATTAAGATGTTAATGAATCCACCAGATGAGCTTGATTCGGCTTTGATCTTTAAAACAGTTAAAGATTTTGTTATTGGTAACTGAAGATGCTGACTAAAGGCATTGAAGTTCAAAAATACGTTAGAGCTAGTGCTGGCAGAGTTGGCATCTCTATCGTGTTTGAAGATACTAACCAACCTAGGCATGATGGTAAAACTATCTATTTGCCTAGGATTACGGTAGACACTACTGACGCTCAATTACAAGAGTTTATGGCATCTGTTGACCACGAGGTTGCACATGATCGCTTTAGCTCTTTTGAAGTCATTAAAGAAAAGAAACCTGATCCCCAAGGTTTGTTAATGTTTGTTTGGAACTTCTTAGAAGATTCCAGAATTAACATGATCGAATCTTTGGAGTATCAAGGTTTTAGAGAAAACTGGGATGAAACTAGTTCTTTGATTGTTGACAGAATCCTCTTTCGATTTAAAAAAGAATCCAGCTTTACCAAAAAGTTAACTTCTGCTCTTATCTGTTGGGATGGAGTTATGTCTGGTGCTAGTTTTCCTAAACTAGAGCTAGTTACAAGCAAATACACTCCTGATAAAAAGATAACTGATGTTCTTAATAACTTCTCTGATCGTCTTGTACATACTCATACGATATTGGATAAACGATTAGGCACAGAAGCTACTCACAACTTAGCAGTTGACATTCTCAACAAACTAGAAAAGGAATGCGAAGAAGAAATTAAAAAGCACAAAGAAGCAGAAGCTTCTAAACTTAAAGACGGTAAAGACGAAGGCAAAGCTGCTAAAACTGAGTCTGGCGATGGCAAAGAATCTTCTAAAGAAGAAACTGAAGCTACCAAAAAAGATAGTGAAGAATACAAAATCATCACTATCAAGTTAACTGAAGAAGAGCTTCGCTCTATGTCTGTTACGTTGCCTGATGAAGGTTCTCGTATGGGCAAAACTGGAGTTAACTTAGAGCCAGTAGAGTATGACCGTGATAGTTGGGACTTAACTGATTACGATAAGTTTATTGTAATTAATTACCCAAAAAGAACTGGTGAAGACCAGTACTTTAAAGAAACTGGTAGTAGCCGAGAGTTTTTGTCTGAATACGCAGACCACGTTGAAAACAAACTTGTATCTCAAGAAAACTTTGCTCAACAAATCCGCAAATTGATTCAGATCAGAGCTAAAGTGCAACGTCAATACGGAGTAAAGAAAGGTAAATTAGACCAATCTAGGTTGTCTCGTATTTGCTTTAATGCTCCAGGTTTCAATGAACGTGTTTTTAAGAACAAAATTGAAAACAAAGTTTTAGATGCTGCCATTACTGTGTTGGTTGATATGTCTGGTTCTATGGGAGGAATGAAAGCGTTTCACGCTCTTGCTTCTACCTTGTTAGTCAATGAAGTTTGCTCTACCCTAAACATTCCAGTTGAGATTGTGGGGTTTAGCGATGGGTATGACTACAGAACTGAAGTTCAACCACTAATGTTTGTTTACAAAGGTTTTTCTGATCTAAAAGTCAGCTCAGACCAACTAAAACAATCATTTTCTTGTAGCAGCAATTTTATGCACGGCAATCCTGACGGTGAAAACATTCTTTGGGCGCATGATCGTTTGATTAAACGCAAAGAGAAAAAGAAACTGTTGATTGTCATGTCTGATGGTAGCCCTGCTGCAAGCAAAGCTTCTTATGGACTTAGCAATTTCACTGAAAAAGTAATCAAAGAAGTAGAAACTACAAAATTTGTTGACATTTATGGCCTAGGTTTATGCAGTAACGCAGTTTCTCATTACTACAAAAATTACAGCATTGTCAACAAACCAGAAGAAATCCCAAGCAAATTGTTAGAACTGATAGAAAGGAAGATCATCAATGTCTAAAGACAAAGTAGAAGACCTTGTTAAAAAAGCACTCAAGGAGGCTATGGATAAACGTAAACTTGAACCCACAGTTGTCGTTACTGAGCATGACGACGGTCTTACCGAAGAGCTTGAACGCTACAAAGATGATTTGAAATCAGTTGAAATGAGCGTACCAACTTTAAAAGACAACCAACGTAGGCTTTCAGATGTAATTCCAGATTTGGTAATGACATTAGACGAAGACTTTCCTGTAACTGTGTTTAACAAACATGATTGGGATGAACGCATAGCTTCGTTTATTCCAGAAATTAACAAGTCTTATGTCATTGACAAAGAATTGGCTAGCAACATTTTGATGGCTTGGGAACTCAACGAGAAAGTGCTTTGTTATGGCCCTACTGGAGCTGGTAAATCTAGTCTTGTTGAGCAGCTTTGCGCTCGCACTAATCGTCCTTTTGTGCGTGTCAATTGCACTGGTGATATGGACTCATCCATGATTTTTGGTCAATTGACAGCTAAAGATGGTTCAACAATCTGGGTTGATGGTGCTGTAACAGAAGCAGTCAAGTATGGTGCTGTGTTTGCATGGGATGAGTGGGATGTAACTCCACCAGAGATTTCTATGGGCCTACAATGGCTCTTAGAGGACGATGGCAAGCTTTTCTTAAAAGAAATGCCCGGTAGTACCAAAGACAAGCAAATCACTCCTCACGAGCATTTTAGGATTGTTGCTATTGGTAACACTCAAGGCCAAGGTGATGACACAGGTGCTCATGCAGGCACAAACGTTCAGAACTCAGCTACATTGGATCGCTTTGGAACTGCGGTGTATGTTGACTATCTACATCCTTCTGTAGAAGAAAAGATGTTGGTAAATAAGTGGCCTGACACAATCACAGGTAAATCAGCTAAAGAGCTAGTCAAACTAGCCAATTTGATTCGACAAGGCTACAAAGCAAGTCAATTCAACTTGACTGTATCTCCAAGAGCTTTGTTTAGCATTTGCAGAAAAGTATCTGCTGGTTGTACACTGAAGAAAGCGTTTACGCTTGTGTACCTCAATAAACTCAACGACACACAACGTAAAGTTGCTGACGAACTCTTTACAAAAGTGTACGGCAGCTCACACTAAAGCTTAAAGCCCTATAGCCTTCCTTAACAGGAGGGCTATTTACTTTGCGTTTTGAGAAACAAAATGATAGATAGAAAACTAATCCTTGCAAATGCTCCTAGTAACAATGGTGAGCAAATACACATCAATCACATTGGCTGCGAAGCAGGTGAAGACAAGAAGCGCAGGTTGTACATTAAACGCACAGAACGTGGGTTAGTTGCGTATTGCCATCATTGCAACGAGTCTGGTTCTGCTAAAGATGATGGCAACAGACTAAGCACTTGGATGCAAAAGAAAGATGCTACTGTCTCCAAGGTGACAGCTAAACCAATCATTGCTGCACTTACACCTCACGGCAAGATGTGGCTGCACAGCAACCTTTGCACAAGTTCTGACGATTGTTTTAACGGCATAGCAGGTGAAGGCATGAAGGTTGCTCTTACACTATACAGCCCTGAGAAAGAGGCTATTGGTTGGCAAATAAGAAACCTTGATCCAAAAGCAGCGCCCAAATACACAACGTACTACCACAGCAGCGCCACTAGAGGCGATGCAAGCTGGTTTCACAAAGACAGCAAAACGCTAGTAATAACTGAAGACTACCTAAGTGCCTACAGGGTGCATAGAGACACAGGACTCAGTGCAGTAGCGTTATTAAGAACAACAATGTCAGATAAGACATTGATGCAAGTGTATGACCTTGAGTTTAAGGACATATTTATTTGGCTTGATCCTGATGAAGCAGGAATTAAAGGAACAACAGCAGTAAACAAAAAACTAACACACTTCTTACCAAGAGAAACCAACATAATATTGTTTGGTATCGACAAAGAACCAAAAGAATGTGATCCAGCAGACTTGTGTCACATACTTTTATAAAGGAAACAGATGGACTATGACGTTCTCTACCTTTGCAGTCAAAGCAAAGAGAACTTAGCAAAATACAGGCGGTACATCAAACCGCATGTAGTAGCCAAAGAAACAAACATCATCCTTGACGGGATGGACAAATACTACAAGACATTCCCTGGAGTCTCTGATTTTGTATGGGATTCTTTTTCTGCATTTCTTATTGCAGATCAAAGCAAACGATTGACTGACGATGCTATTGTTAAGCTTCGCATGACGCTTACTAAAGCAAAGACGTTTGTTCCACACCATGCTCACGAGGAAGTGGTCAAGACTCTTATTGAGTTGGACTATCTAGCTAAGATCATGGAAGAGTGTGAAAAAGTCAAAGAAGGTGAAAGTGACTTAGAGCACGTACACATTTTGGCTACCAACGCATTGAAAGATGTGGAGCGTTACATTGAAAAAGATGAACTATTTGTTAGTGCAGATTTATCTGCTATTGCAGATCGGATTAGCAGCAGTGGTTATGAGTGGCGTCTTGATGTGCTTAATCGTAGTCTTGGCCCTCTACGTACCGGTAACTTTGTTATTGTGGCTGCAAGAGTTGAGGTTGGCAAAACAACCTTCTTAGCAAGTGAGGTTAGTTACCTTGCACAACAGTTGCCTAAAGATCGTCCTGTTGTATGGGTTAACAACGAAGAAGAATCTTCTGTTGTGTTCTTTCGTATTGTTCAAGCAGCTCTTGGTCAAGAATCTAAAGTTCTTATTGCAGACTCAAAAGCAGCTATGACAAACTACGCAACTTTGATGGGTGGCAACAAAGACAAGATACGTGTTACTAAGGACATGAACAACGTTCGTGACCTTGAGACACTGTTTAGAGAAGTTAACCCCGGACTAATTGTGTTTGACCAGCTTGACAAAGTAGATGGCTTTAACAAAGGAGATGAACGTGAAGACATCAAACTTGGAAAAATCTACAAATGGGCAAGGGAACTTGCTCGCACTTATGGGCCTGTCATTGCAGCTTCTCAGCTCAGTGCTTCGGTTGTCGATCTTAAAGACCCTCCGTTTATCGGCATGGATGCTCTCCGTGGAAGT